TTAAAAATAAAATATCGGGAGTCCATCGTATGGTTAATTGTGAGTTTGATTTTAATACAGGAGAATATACTTCTTGAGTGTTTTTAGTAGAATAGATAAAGTGATTAATACCCCATACGCAAAGAAAAAATATATGAAAATAAAATTAAATAATTTAATAGAAGATGAACACAGGGAAGTGTTAAAGACTTCTCTTGAGGATTTTTTAAAAGAAGCAGATGAAATAGGATATAATTATTTTTTTAAAGATATAATAAAAAAAGTTATCATAGCAAGATTACAAAAAAAGGGACTACTAGATGACTACAACAATACTTGATGTTGAAAATACAGTTACATTTAAGAACCATAAGAAACACCTTGACCCATTCGAGAGGACAAACTCTCTGGTTATGGTTGGTGTTTACCCACTGGATGCTAAAGATCCATCCACTTATATTTTCGACCATTGCGACATTACTAAAGACGATGATGTCGTATCTAACAGAAACAAATTACAGGGGATTTTAAATGAGACTACTATTCTTGTTGGTCATAATCTTTCTCACGACTTACTATGGCTTTGGGAATCGGGATTCGTATATACAGGAAGAGTGTACGACACAATGCTCTCTGAATACATATTTAATAGAGGGATCAAACAAACTTTAAAATTAGAAGTGCTTGCTGAAAAGTATAATTGTTCTGTTAAAAAACAAGATACTTTAAAAGAGTATTTTAAAAAAGGTTATAGCACTAGGGATATACCTAGAAAAGAATTAGATTATTATCTTCAATGTGATCTTGCGTGTACAAAAGAGTTGTATGAAAAAATGCAGGTTCGATTAGAATCTAATCAAGATTCAGGATTAAAAAATGTTATTGATATAACGAATGAAGTCTGTGTAGTCTTATCTAGAATGTATCAGTCTGGTTTTAAAATTGACATAAACAAACTTGATGATGTAGAAAAAGAGTTTAAAAAAGAAAAGTTAGAATTAGAAACAAGCTTACAAGAGTTTACAAAAAAACTTATGGGAGATACCCCAATTAATTTAAATAGCACTGAACAACTATCCTGGGTTTTATTTAGTCGCAAACCTTTAGATAAAAATGCATGGTACTCTTGCATTGAACCTCATACACCTACAAATGTTTTCAAAGGACTTATCCGAAAGCATTTTAAGACTTTATTTAAAACAAAAGCAAAGCAATGTGGTAGGTGTAAAGGTAGGGGTCAGTTCTACAAAACAAAAAAAGATGGTAATCCATTTAAGAAACCTACTAAGTGTAATGTTTGTAGTGGTTCTGGTTTTGTCTATGAGGAGACGAATCAGATAGCAGGACTTAAATTTAATCCGCCCAGTGCAAAGTGGGCTAGTGCTAGTGGGTTTAGTACATCTAAAGATAACTTAGAAATACTTGAGAGGTTTGCGGATAGTAAAGAGATGAGGGAAGCATCTGAATTTTTATCTAAGCTTAGAAGACTATCAGCTATTACAACTTATTTATCAACTTTTGTTGAAGGTATTAAAGACTTCGTAAAAGAAGATGGTCTACTACATGTCACATTAAATCAACATACAACTCACACTGGCAGATTAAGTGGTGCTAATCCTAATATGCAAAACATGCCTAGGGGTTCTACTTTCCCTGTCAAGAAAGTATTTGTTTCTCGATTCCAGGGTGGCAAGATATTAGAGGCTGACTTTGCCCAATTAGAATTTAGGGTGGCAGCTTATCTAAGTCAAGATCCTGTTGCAATCAAAGAAGTAACAGAGGGTTTTGATGTACATAGTTACACTGCAAAGGTCATATCAGATGCAGGGCAACCCATGTCAAGACAGGTTGCAAAATCACATACGTTTGCCCCGTTATATGGTGCTACAGGTTATGGTAGAACGGAAGCTGTAGCCACTTACTACAAACACTTTATTGAAAAGTATAAGGGCATAGTTAAATGGCATAAGAAACTGGCTAATCAAGCAGTTGGGCAAGGGTTTATTAGAATACCTAGTGGTAGAGAGTTTGCTTTTCCTAATACACAAAGAAAAAGAGATGGGACAGTGACAAACTTTACACAGATTAAAAATTATCCAGTTCAGTCTTTTGCCACAGCAGATATTGTGCCAGTGGTCTTGGTGGAATTGTACAATAAACTTGACGGTTATAGAAGTTGTGTGGTAAATTCGGTACACGATTCTATCGTGATAGATGTACATCCTGATGAGGAGCAACAAGTAATTGCTATCATTGAGGATGTACAAAAGAATCTAGTAGCTGTAATCAAAGCTAGATATGGCATAGAAGTAAATGTGCCATTGTTATTAGAAGGGAAGATCGGAAACGATTGGTTAAATCAAACTGAACTATAAGAGGACTATATGAGTACAGATATTTCAACATTAAATACGTCAAACTTTGCTGAACTTGCTCAAGCTATGGGCATGGAAGCTGACACACAAACTAAGAAACAAACGAGTACACTTGCCAGATTAAAAATTGAACATGACCCTATCATGGGAGAGATTGAACACAAAGGTAAGAAAACAAAAGTAGAAGCAATAGAAGCCGGAAAATATTGCCTAACACTATCAGATGGAACTACAAAACTTTATGATGCTAATCCTGTCATTCGGGTATTTACACAGAAGTTTATGTATAAAAAGTTTGTACAAGCAAAAGGGCCAAAGGGCAAAAATATATATGTTAAAACTGAGATGTCTAACGATTGGAAAGGAGATCACAGGGATACTGCAGGTGGTTTTAACTGTGGCAAGCCTAGTGGTTGGATTGAGGATTACAACTCAATACCTCAAGATCAAAAAGATTTAATTAAATCAGTTAAAAGGGTGAGAGTTTTGTTTGGCCTTATTACATTGACTGCACCTGTAAATGACAAAGGAGAGAAGGCCGTTAAGCTAGTTGATCCTACTCCCTTTATTTACGAGATAGACAATAAAGAAGCTTTTAAAATTATGGGTGGCCCTATTACTGAAATGCTTAAGCAAAAATATTTATTCCCACAAAAGTATTTAAAACTGGGGACACAGGAGAGAAGTATAGCATCCGGTAAAAAATATTTTGTGCCTAGTGTAGAATTAGAATCTGGCGTGCTTCAATTAAAGAATCCAGAGGATACAGATACATATAAGGATTTCAATGAGTGGATTAGTCGATACAATAATTGGGTTGCTAATGAATATACTAAGTCTACAAAAGATACGGATGAAAAACTTGTCAATGAATTTGTTGATATAGAAGCTGCCTAATGATTACGCATCCTGCCGAAATTAAAATCCGAAAATATTTATCGGAAGTTAAACACACTGATTCTATTATGTCGGAAGAAATTATTGACAGGGTGACTGATGAGATTAGAGACTCACTTAAAAAACAATTTGTGGATAAAAGCAATAATAATTTTAGATTGCGTATGTCAAACTTAGGTAGACCATACTGCCAGTTATGGTTTGATAAAAATAAACCACAGACTGCTTTGCCCCCAACATCAAACTTTGTAATTAACATGATGATAGGGGATGTACTTGAGTCTGTATTCAAAGGCATACTTAGTGCAAGTGGTGTTGATTACCAGAATGGGGAAAAGGTAACTCTTAATTTAAAGAGCCAAAAAATTGAGGGTACACCTGACTTAATTATGGATGGTAAGGTAGATGATGTTAAAACTGCTAGTCCTTGGTCTTACGAAAATAAGTTCAAGGACTACAACACTCTGTATGAGAATGATAGCTTTGGTTATGTTGCACAACTAGCAGGATATGCAAAGGCATGTGGAGTAAAGCCTGGTGGTTGGTGGGTTATCAACAAAGCTAATGGAGATTTTAAATATGTACCTGCATGGGGATTGAATGTTGATCACAATATAGAGAAAGCTAATACACTTGCAGAAGAGTTAGATAAAAATTATTTTCGTAGAGTTTATAGTGATGAGCCAGAAACTTACTATAAAAAACTTACAGGCAATCGTAAGTTAGGTAGAGAGTGTAGTTGGTGCAGTTATAGAAATGCATGTTGGCCTAATTTAAAAGAAAAACCATCAGTAGTATCGAAAGCAGAAATACCTCCGATGGTATGTTATACGGAACTACGAGGTGTTTAATGGTAAGGCATATGCAGCTGCTAGGAGAAGGGGGGTTCGCAGTGGATTAGAAAGAAAGATACAAGAGCAATTAAAAGAGCAGGGTGTGAAAGCTAAGTATGAACCATTAAAAATTGAGTGGGAAGATTTAGCATATCGGAAATATACACCTGACTTTATATTGCCTAACGGGATTCTTATTGAATCCAAAGGGTTGTTTACTCCAGTTGATAGGAGAAAACATTTATTAATTAAGAAACAGCATCCAAACTTAGATATACGATTTGTATTTGAAAATAGTAGAAGAAAGATTAATAAGATTTCTAAAACTACATATGCAGATTGGTGTGACAGATATGAGTTTCAGTATGCTACAAAAGAAGTACCAAATGATTGGATTAACGAGATAACTAAGATTAGCAAGTTAGCCAAAGAAAAATTTATAGAGTTTCCAAATGAAAAGAAAGGGTAAGCACATGTTAAAAGAGAGAAATCCAGTAGTGCGAGATACAATTAGAAATCCTAACAGGTCTAATAAAGTTCATGGAGATAAGTTTAGAAATGTTATGAACAAAATTGTTAAGAGAGAAGTACAACAAGAACTTAAATTTAAGGACTAATTATGGAAATGGAAACAAAAACATTTGACCCAGAAGATGATGGTATACCTATGCAAAAAGATGATACTGCTGTAGTGCTTAGACCTAATTTTAATAAAGATGGTACATGGGACACTACTGTTCATGTCAACGCAGTTATGATGCCTACTGAAAAACTTGAAAAAGAAGATGCTGATTATCTTTCAGAGGTAACGTATGCATTAGTTGCTTGTTTTAATCTTATGAATACTGATCCTGAGTTTGCTTTCAAGGTGGGTGAAGAATTATCTAAGATGAATATAGATGAAGGCTTTAGTAATGATTCGTCAAAGAGTAATGTAGTACAACTTAGTCAATGGACTAAAACTAAGGGTAATGCATAATGAG